ATCCACTTAAACTTAAAAAGATTCACTACGCTTCTCAGTCAATGAATGATACTACACCAAATGGAGTTGGAACTAGATTTGGAACAAAGATATATCCGTATAAAAAATCTGGAGTATATTATGACTATAAGAGTCTTAATCCATTTAGTATTTATACAGGAAGTACTCCATATCTATATACAACAAGAAATAGTGGTATCCAGGTTCGTGGCAACTATGACCCATTAGTTGGTCGTGGCTTGCAGATTCCAATCAATCAAGCTAAATCATCTGATTACAAAGTAATTGCTTCTCAAATGTCTATAAGATTTGATGGAGATTTCTTCCCATATTCACCAACAGAAGTTTTCCAAATAGAATCTAAAAATTCATTGATAAAGTTTTATTTAGTTGCAAATCATCCACAAGGAAAAAGAGCAAAGATCTATGCAGTTAATGCAAAGACTGGAAGACTGGAAAACGGAATAGCTTTCTATCTAAATGGTAAGTTGGTTAAAGAGCCTACTATTAGTATAAAAGAATGGGGAATGTTGGGTATTGGATTCTCAAGTAGTCTAAATTTGAATTCATATTCAGGATACCTCAGAATAACTGGACCATTGCTAGTAAATAATATTTCGCACTATAAGTCAACTAACTTACAAGAGGTTCAGCAGGTAGCAAATAGGCCATGGTTTAAGGTCAAGTTGTCTGGAGGAATTGATCTAGATTGGCAGTATTGGGATTCTTCATATATCTGGAACGGAGTTTTGGTCTTATCATCAACAAGTTATTATGGTGTAAATCCATCAGATATTTATAAAACCTATACAGGAACTAATAAAATTATTGTTGATGATACTAGACCATTTAGGCTAAATTCTTATCAGTATTCTGTTATCAAAGATGTTGGATGGCAAACTCAAGTAACCACAGCTGTATAATGTGGTATACTAGTGGTTATGAATCCTGAAAAATTTAGAGTCCCTGGTCAAATTGGTGATACAAAGCTTTCTGTCATAGAAAAGCAGTATGACTGGGGAATCTACATTTGGAAAAAGGCTAACGGCAAGCCATTTACAGATGGTAGTGGTAATGTTTTGAACATTCCGTCCCATAGGGGTGACGCACTTCAGATTCGTAAATTAGAAAATGTAGCTAAAGAGCTTGGTCAAGAAGATGGATCATATGAATTTTATCCAGGAATGGGTAGAATATCTGATGAAGAATACTCTGAGCAAGTAGATAGAATGAAACAAGGTCTAATTCCAAACCTAAATGACCTTGGTGCTGTCCAGGCAGCAAAGGATACGATTGCAATGTATGGAAGTGACGATTAATGTCAGACGAACAAGTTTATATTAGAGATCTTGGATTACCAGATTTTGAAGAAGAAAGAAATATCTTTAAAGATCAGGATCCCTTTGCAAAAGATTGGTCTGAACTAAAAGGTCTAGTAAATCTAGAAAAGAATTTTAAGCGTAGAACAGATAGATTAGAGAAGGCAGATGCTACAGATTATTCTATTAATTATTCTGTTGGATATAATAACGTAGATGTTAACTCTCTTGCATATCAGGATAGTGCTCTTGCAGTTAGAAGTGGTCAAGATGGGGCATATTCAAAAGAAATCAATCCAGGTCGTGTATATCGTAATGGGTATGGAATATTTGATGTCATTACTCCACCTTGGAACCTCTATGAATTAGCTAATTTTTATGATACATCATTTGCAAATCACGCAGCAATTGATGCAAAGGTAGAAAACATTGTTGGTCTTGGATACGACTTTGAGGTATCAAAGCGTACAATGATGTCTCTAGAAGCATCAGATAATGCTACTGCAGTAGAGAAAGCACGTAAGCGTATTGAACGTGCAAAAGTTGAAATGCGTGATTGGTTAGAGTCTTTAAACTCAGATGAATCTTTTACACACATACTTGAAAAATTTTATACAGATGTTCAAGCAACTGGAAATGGCTATCTTGAAATTGGTAGAACTATAAACGGTAAGATTGGATATGTTGGTCATATTCCTGCAACTACCATGCGTGTTCGTAGATTAAAGGATGGATACATTCAGATCATTGGTAATAAGGTTGTTTACTTCCGTAATTTCGGGGCAAAGAATCCAAACCCAATTACTAATGACCCACGTCCAAATGAGATTCTTCACTATAAAGAATATTCTCCATTAAACACTTTTTATGGTGTTCCAGATATTATGTCAGCTGTATCAGCTTTGCATGGAGATCAACTTGCATCTCAGTATAATATTGACTACTTTAGCAATAAGGCTGTTCCTCGCTATGTTGTAACTCTTAAGGGTGCAAAGCTTTCTGAAGAAGCAGAAGACAAAATGTTTAGATTCCTGCAGACAAGCCTCAAGGGATCAAATCACCGTACACTATATATTCCGCTACCATCTGACTCAGATACTAATAAGGTTGAATTTAAGATGGAGCCAATTGAGAATGGTGTTCAAGAAGCCTCATTTAACGAATATAGAATCCGTAACCGTGACGACATCCTTGTTGCCCACCAGGTTCCGCTATCAAAGATTGGTGGAGGAGACTCTTCTGCTATTGCTGCAGCACTTGCACAAGATCGTACCTTTAAAGAACAGGTAGCTAGACCAGCACAGACTAATCTTGAAAAAATGCTGAACAAGATTGTGAAAGAACAAACAGACATTCTTGAACTTAAGTTTAATGAACTTACTCTTACAGATGAAATTGCTCAATCTCAGATTCTAGAGCGATATGTCAAGAACCAGATTATGATACCTAATGAAGCACGTGAAGTCCTAGGTTTGCCACATCTTCCACATGGAGATAAGCCACTAGAGCTTAATCCACGTCAGGCAGCAGATGCACAAGGCAATATGGCAGGTAATAAGACTAGAGATGGCGAGAGAGCTAATAACTCTTCGGATAGCACTGCAACAGTTGCTGGTAGAAATCCAAAGGGAGAGGGAAGGTCTTCTCAATAGTTATCAACATGTTTATTAACAATTTATTAACATGTTATAAAAAAGGCCTTATAATTAAACTACCATGACTATCGCTAAAGCCCATTGGGATTCCGAAGGTGAGAACGTTCGCCTTTCAATGCCATTCTCAAAAGTAGATAAAGAACGTCGTATCGTTTCTGGATTTGCCACACTTGATAACGTAGATCGTCAGAAGGACATCGTTACTTCTGAAGCTTCTATGAAGGCTTTTTCGAAGTTCCGTGGAAACATTCGTGAAATGCACCAGCCTTTAGCGGTAGGCAAGATGGTAGCATTTAAAGAGGATAAGTATTTTGACCCTGAGACAAAGAAGTTCTATTCAGGTGTTTATGTATCAGCATATGTTTCAAAAGGTGCTCAGGATACATGGGAGAAAGTTCTAGATGGAACACTTTCAGGTTTTTCTATTGGCGGTAGAATGAATAAGTGGGATGACGCTTATGACGAGAAGATGGATGCTCCTATTCGTATTATTAAAGAATATGATCTGGTTGAGCTCTCTTTAGTAGATACCCCAGCAAATCAATTTGCAAATATTCTTTCTGTTGAAAAAAATGAAAATGGTATTGACATGATCAAAGGTGAAATTGCAGATACTGCCATTGAAAATGTATTCTGGGATTCAGAATCTGGTATAGTATTAATATCAGAAAATGAGTCTGAGGTTAGCCCAACAAATGGTGCACCAATGCAGAACATAGGTTTCGTTGAGAAAAACGATAACGAAAAAACAGATATGATAAAGTTCTTAGTTGACAGTGCTAAAGGCATTAAGACTGAGATTAACAAGGAGGTAGGTCCTATGACTGAAACAACAAACGATGCAGTTGTTGAAGCTCCAGCTGAAGAAGCTGTAGTAGATGCTCCTGCGGTTGAAGAATCACAGGTCGCTCCAGAGGCAGATGCTAATTCTGTAACCGAAAAAGCAGCACATGCAGATAAAGAAACTCCTGCAGAAGATGCTGCTGAGGGACCAGATGCAGAGGCAGAAGAAGATGCAAAAAAGGCAATGAATCCTGATAAGGAAACCAGTGCTGAAGATGCAACTGAGACTGCTAATGATGAAGAAAAGGAAAAAGTATCTAAGTCAGACGTTGTTGAGACTGCTGTTGCAGATCTTTCTAACATCGTTACAAAAGCCTTTAGCGATCTAAATGCAATTGTTACAGCACAAGCTGAGCAAATTGCAGAACTAGCAAAATCTATTGGTGCAGTAAAGAATGAGGTAACTGCAGCAAAGAATGAGT